CCAAGGCCTCCTTCACATCGTTGCCGACGCTAAAGCCCTGTACCGGCTGGATGGTGTCGCTCATCGGCCCTGCGCCACGCACTTCGATCATGCTCGTGACGCCACCCATGAACGTCTCGGTGGAGATCGCGTTGGGGCGCGTCAGGAAGCGGCCCCCCGCGTTGACGCGGATATTCTCGACCCACTTGGACAGGAGCGCATTGACGCGCATCTGGTGGTCGAGCCACTGCTCCATGATGGGGCGCGGATAGTACGACGGGTCACTAGAGCCATCGCGCACCGCCACGACGGGGATCACGCCCCAGAGCAGCGGGGACGGGCCGAAGACCACGTTGTTGCCGACCACCACCATCTGCAAACCTTCGGGGAGGGCATCGGGATGGGGCGCGACGTACACCGTCAGGCGCTCGGTCACATCTTCGTTGCGTAGGCGCTGGCCTTCGCCTATGGTCGTTTGCGTCAGCACCCACGACCCAATGCCCTCCGCGCCGGAATACGTCGGCGCATTGCCTGGCGACTGCATCGTGTCCGACGCATCGAGGCCTGTCACTCCGTAGCGGAAGCTGGCTTCCGAACGGGAGATCACTTCACGGATAATGACCCAGTACGGCGCTTGCGTCGCCGTCGCGTTGGGCGAGACACGGACCTGCTCGACGCGCAGCGTCTGACAGCCAATGTCGCCCAGCGGCTTCTTCTGCCCAGGCCGTTCGCCCAACCGCTCATCCCACGGGCCACGGTCGGGATCCCAGAACATGTGCCAAAAACTGAGGCCGTCCGTCTGCGCCCAGAACGCGGCTTCGCGTCCGATACGCTGCATCTGTTGTTGTTCGTACTGATATTCCAGCGCGAGCTGCTGCGCGGTGGCCTTGCGCTTATCGTCTGGGTCTTGCGTGGACGGCGTGACGGCGAACCCAGGCTTCTGATCCATCATGATCTGGAGGCGCTGGTCGAGCGCCTTGTCGATCATGTTGTACACGACACGCGCTGCATCACGCGGACGGGCCGGTTCACGCCACGGTCCCAAGCCCGACGCCGAGATCCATTGCTGGCCCGCACGGAACAGGCGGTTGCGCTCGACGAGGTGCAAGTGCATCTGCACCGACTCGCGGCGGCTCGTCCACAGGTTATGGCACCACGAGGCCCACGCTTGCATGGAGTCCGCCAACTCAGGGATCGCGGCGGGAAAGTCTGCGCCGTACATCGCCTTCTGCAACGCGGCGAGATCTTCGTCTGGCGTTGCGCCCGTGTCTTCGGGCGGGTTGGGGGCCACTTCCGCATTGGGATCACGCGGTACATCCACACTCAGCAGATCAGCCATCATCTGCTCAAGGTTCATCCCTTCTTCCAACTCAGGCGTCAGCGGCAGCGTCATGTGGGTTACCCGTCAATGCGTCCAATGCCTACGGCACTGCGGACCTTATTCCAGTCCCGCAATTCCTCGAATCGCTCCCGCACGGCGCGAAGCACTTCTTCCTGCGCCCATGCCTCGCGTTCTTGCATCGCGTAGGCCACCAAGTCTTCTGGTACGTCGATCTCGTTATACGCGGTGGGCGTGGCGGCACTCCGCTGGGGAGCAAACGCCACGGCCACCTGACACACGCGGAAGACTGCCGTGAGCACCACGGCAGCCCAAATCCCGTGAACCAGAAGCGTCACGTTAGACGCCATTGTACTTGAGGGTGATGACCGGCGAGCCTGACGTGTAGGCGCTGCATCGGGCGCGAACGCCCGAGTACGCTTGGGTGCTGGCGCTCCAGATCCCGACCGCCGTGGCCGTCGTCACCGCCGTCGTGGCGGCAGGAGCCGACCCGACCGGCTGCATGTGCAGCGCCACCCAGTTGGTGTTGTCGCAGGTCGCCTCAAACGTGATCGTCGCGCTTAGCGTCCCCGTGATCTGCACCGACACGTTCCCGCTTGACGGGAACCCCACCAGCGTTGCGGCATCGTTCTGGGCTGCCACCGTCACGCTATTTCGCATCTGATTGCCAACAGACATCGCCTACCTCCAAGTGTTCGTGGTCAGTTACAGTCCCACGCTCGCAACGACTTGTTAATCCGTGAGTTAGGATCACGCGCCGTTTCTGCGCTGGTCAGCTTCGCCTTCATGCCCTTCATGCGCCGACAGAAAGCGATCCGCCGCTTGGCGCTTTTCTCTGAGCGCGCCGCTTCGGCCTTCTTCACGGGCGGTTTAATGTCTCGTCCCTCGGCACGTAGCGAAGCGCGGCCTTTTTCGTTAAGGCCACCCTCGGGATTTTTCCCCTCAGCTCGCTGCCACGCGGGAGACTTTGCCATTAGTCGTCCATGTCTTCCGAGTCATCTTCCGAGTCGTCTTCCGACTCGTCTTCGCTGTCCATCTCCTCGTCCATCTCGTCGCTCTCGTCCTTGAGCAGCGCGAGTTCGGCCTTGAGATAGCCAATCTTTTCTTCAAGCGCGGCGATCTTCTCGGCCTTGGACATACCCTCACCCTTTGAGGCGTCCAGTTCTTCCTTCATGTCCTCGCCGCCCTTCGGCTTGCCGATGGCGATCATCACTGCTACGCCAGGGCCTTTGCCCTTCCGCTGCATGATGGGCTTGCGCTTGAGCTTCTCGCGCAATTTACTCTGTAGATCCTGCTGCTTTGAGGCGACCGCTTCCATTCCGCGCTTTGGCATGTGTTCCTCACCACCCGTCTGACGGGAGTTGTGACATAAAGTTTCCCACTGCCGCTAATGAACGCGGCGGACCCACCTCACCATCGCCCACGTTACCATCTCGCCCGTCTTCGCGCAATGGGAATGGCGTAAACTCTGCTGGGGGAACCCCTTGCACCCGATCCCACCCATGCAGCGCCAGCCCCAGCGCCATCACGCCGTCGTCGTGGAATCCCGATGGAGCCTCGTACCGGACGCCTGACGCGGTGTAGGTAAACTCGAACGCCTCCAGCTCGGCAATCAGCCAGCCGTCAGGAATTTTGAGTTCGGTGCCTTGGAAGGCCGCGACCAGCCGCTGCATGAGTCGGAGCTTGCTGGGCTGGGTAAAGACGTGGGGGCTAACGCTCACCCCCATTGTTTGCAGGTCCGCGACGATGGCATCCCCCACGCCCGTGGCGTCCGCCACAATCGGGGTTTGACCGACCATCTGCCGGATCTTGTCCTTGGTCATCGCCCACGGCGATTGCCAGCGTTCCAGCACACAGACTTCGCGGTAGGCGTCCAATCCGACGACCACGGTAAAGTCCAGCGAGCGAGCCAAGTCCACGCCGTAAACTACGGCAGGTCTTGCACTTACGGGTCCAACGGCACGTCGGATGGCGTCAAGACCGAAGGGGTTCGCGCCATCATCTGTCGGAACGCCCTCGAACTCCTGCGCGAAGATCTCTGGTGGCAATTCCTTACGCGCCAGTTCCACTTCTTCCGCAGGGATGTACGGGTTTTCCAGTGTCGGCGCACGAAAGCTCTGCCAGTCCGCATCTTCGCCCAAGCCTCGGTTAAAGAGGACTACAAACCCATGCCGCCGTCCTTTCGGCGTCCCCAAAATTAGCGCCCGCCCTTTGAGGTCCACGAGCGTCGGACGGATGGCCGCTTGCCAGACTTCCAGCAAGTCGCGCACAATGCCCGCCTCGTCGATCACCACCAGCGCGTACTTACGGCCTCGGGCGGGGTCAGGGGTGTCCAGCGTCCAGACCTCAATAATCCCGCCGGTTACTAACTCCAAGCGCTTATCTTGCTCGGACACACGAGCCGTGACGGGGGCCAACCGATCTACCAGTTCCCGCCACGCTTCCAGCGCCAGCTTGTAGCTGGGGGCGAACCATGCGACGGGTTGGCCGGCCAGCGCCACATCGCAGATCTCACGGATACCACAGGCCGACTTGCCCCACCGGCGTCCGCACATAACCACGCGGAAACGGGCCGGATGGGCGGCAATCGCGGCTTGTCCCAGATGGCGCTTGTGGAGCCGAACGATGGCTTCGGTCCCGCCTTGGTGCTTGCCTTTAGGGCTTGCCATGTGGCCTATTGTCTAGAAAGTGACAAAAACTCTACACGTTCACGGTTCATGAACTGTGAACGTCACCCAAATCGCTCCCGCATCCGCGCGCTGGCGATGGCGTCACAGACGGCCTCGACCAGTTCGTAGTTCATGCCGTTCGACAATCCGGCGTCGTCCAGCGCCACGTGGCAGAGTTCGTGGAAAAACACCCGCCACTGGTGGCGCTTCATCGCGGTTTTGTCGAGCGTGATGGTGCGCGTGGAGTCGTCCCAGATGCCCCAGCACTCGTCCCCATCGGGGTGCTTGATCTTGGGCGACAGGACGACCGTCACCTCCCCTGCGGGGGCCATAACGGTCTTGGGCAGCGCGGGAAAGCTGACGGACTTCCGAGAGGGCGACATATCAGACGGGCTGCGCGGTGATGGTCTGGCCCAGCGTGGCGACGACGGCGCGATCTTTGACCACGTTGACTAATTCTACCCCATAATTGCCCGCTTCTTCGCCGTGGGCAATGATGGCGAACCCGTTCGTCCAGTTCGGGGCGCTGACGTAGCTCGGGTTCAGGTCGCACATGCAACCAATCTCGTAGGCGCGGCGGACCTGTTCGGGCCGGTTGCCAATCGCGGGGATGCGCTCCAAACTTGACCCCATCCGGTGCGTATGGCTGTGCATCACGCTGGAATGCCACTTCTCGGCATGGCCTCGGGCGCTGTAGGCGGCGTGTTTCCGCACCATATCGCCGTGCAGGACCAGCAATTCGTCGGCGATCATGACGTGATCCTGCAACCGAATGGGGCACCACTCGGGGTAGAACCACGTCTGGTAGTCCAACAACTGCTCGGCCTTGGGATGCCCGTACAGCACGGGTACACGGTCACTGAGGTAGCGATGCCAGCGCGAAGCGGTCCCGTTGCCGCTGTGATTGGCCTCGGTTTCCACGATCTCCATGCCCCAGGCGGTGCCAAGGCTATGCGCCAAGTGCAGGAATTTGTGAAATTCGGTGACTTCTTGGCGCAAATCCCACGTTTGGCGCTGGTCTTTGGGATATTTGCTCACCGCCAGCAGGTCCACCGTGTCGCCGTTCAGAATCAGGCGTTTGGGCCGCAGTTGGCTGATGACTTCCAAGAAAATCCCAAGGCTGGCGTTACTTTGGGCCGGAAAATGGAAGTCTCCGGCGACCAGCGTGTAGGGATTGGCGGTGGTGGTGCGCGTCGGGGTGTCTGGGGCGGGCAGGGCGACGGGGCGAAGCTGCTCCAGCCACTCGGGGATCTGGTCCGCTCCCCCCTTGGAAGTGTCGGTAAACAGCGCCCGATCCAGCGACGACTTCCCTGCCCGCGCATTGCGGTAGGTGCCGATGTTCAGATCGGCCTGTTTGTTGCGAACCGAGCCAATCGTGCGATTGAGGCGCTCGCCAATCTGCGCTATCGTGAATCGGGCCTCGGTCAGCTCCCGAAGCGTCTGTTCTTCGTCAGGCGTCCACGGGTGTCGCACACGTCTCCGAGGTCAAAGACAGGGGTGGGCCGGTATTCGGCACCGGAATATACACCTCGCCACACTTACTGCACGGATCACCAGCGGCTGGGCGTCCCCATTCCTTGCACCAAGTACACCGGCGCAGGATTTGCGAGGGTTTGCGGGATTCTGCGGTCATATAGCGGGGGTGGGAATCGAACCCACGACCTGTGGCGTATGAAGCCACC